GGGCAAAAGCCTGTCCCACCCGCGCAATCACGCCGGTGTCGAGCAGACATTTCGGCAGCGTGTGCGAGATCGTCTGTGTCGTGGCCGCCGCTGTCAGCTCCGTGTAATCAAACACCAGCACGTCGGTGAATCCCGTCATGCCCCGTTCATTAGAATTTAACCTATACCAATTAGCCATAATATCCTCCTTGTAATTAGTCTGCTGCGGTTAATTTCGCCAATCCACGCGGAGACTTGCAGCAAAGCGAGTAGATCACCTTGGTGTAGCCGCGCTTCCCGCCGCCCTCGTCAGTCATGTCAACCGTGTGAAGGCTGTCCATTGTCTGAAGCTCGAGGAGCGAGGTGTCCAGAATCAGCCCTGCGTCATCGTCAAACGTCCCGTTTGCGTCCGTGTTAAGGAACACGCTCGGAACCAACGCCAGCTTGCCAAACGAGCTGTTGAAGGTTTTGACCTCCATGCTGATCGTCTTGCTGCTGTTGTTGTCGTTGACCTTGAACCGGCCGGCGGTGGCACTGGCTGCGCCCGTGTAGTTGGCCACTGCGGCCTCTGTACGGGTGAAGTAGTCCACCAGCTCGATCAGCTCGGGGCTGAACACCGCCATGTAGCTCTTCTTGGTTCCGTGAACCTCGAAAAGACTCTGGAGGATGCCGTTAAGCACCACCTCGGTGATCGTCGCTCCGTTGTGAATCTGAGCCGACGGCGTGCGGAAACTGCTCGGCACATCACTCGGCCCCGCGCTGTCGATCCAATCGAACAGACCGCGTGTGGCCCAAGGTGTGTCCTGATCCCCGGACGTGCGATCCTGTCCGCCGCAAACAACGGCTTCAACATCGCGTTTCAACTCCTGAACTGCCTTCCGCTTGCCATAATCGTATTCCGAATCGACTGCGGCGGTGTCCACCAACTGCTGCACGTCCGTAACTCCGAACGAGCGCCGTGATATATGTATGTAGTTACCGAACCGGGCGCGCTTCGTCGCCTTGTTGTCGAAACTTGTAACATCCTGACCCTCCGGAATACCTGTCCGGTTTACCGAGTCTAGGGTGTCTGCAAGCACTTCAACAAAGGTGGCGTTTGGCCCCGGCCCCTTCTTCATAGAACTGACCACGGGTGTCTCTTCCGGTTCCAAAACCGTCAAGACATTCCGCAAGTCCTCCCTATTGCCGCCCGTATCACCGGGCACACTGTAAGAATTTGCTCCTGGCATCTTATTTTTCCTTGTTTTTACGCGGCAGCTTGCCGCGCTTTGCGTTTAGCGGAGAACATTTTTTGTAGCGCATCAGCCGAGCCGTAGTCGGGACTGCTCTCATCGTAGAAGGCATCGTCGGCGCTTGAGGCGGCCTTGTCGGCCGGTGTCCCTCGGGTCGGCGCCGGGGCCGAATTGCTGCGCACCGAAACTGGTGCGGGCGATTCCCCCTTGGCGCTCTTCTTGGTCTTGCCGTTCATCATTTTCTCTATTTGCTGCAAGCCAATCATCTGCGCCGTCACGATGCCTCTCCAGTGGGGAAGCCTCTTGACCTCGGGAACAGCGGCGGCGATTTCCATCGCCTGCTTGTAGAACACACTCTTGGGGTCCTTCCATTCCGGAAACATGTTGTAAACCGGCTCGTTGAACCGTGTCTCCTTCGTGTTGTACTCCTTGATCTGTTCCTCCCTCTCGGGGATGCTTACCATGAGATGCGTCTCCGCATCCCGCTTGGCCTTCTGCACCTCCGACGGTTCAATATAGACCTCCTTATCGCTATCATCAGTGTAGGACCCGCCCTCGGCGTGTTCCTCGCACCAATGTTTCACGTTAAGCCACTTCTTTTTCTCGTCACGCAACTGCTGCACGGTGTTGATGTTTGCCAAAGGCCCGTCACCCGGGCCTGCCACCGGTTGTTCGGCGACGTTGCGATAGGTTTCAACCTCCTGCTCAAGTTCCGTAACTCGATCCTCTGCCTGCCTTGCACGCTCCTCCGACTCCTTGGACCGCGCCGTCATCTTGTTGATCCGCTTCTGGAACTTTTTCTCCCATCGCGCATCCGCATTTTCCGGCTCGGCCACCGTCTCCTCGGGTTCATCGGGCTCCCCGGATTCCTCCTCCGGATCGGCTTGCGCCTCCTCTTCGGGTTCCTCCGATTCCTCCGGCTGATCCTCCGGGTCCGGGACGATAGAGGGCGCCTCTTCAACGGGCTCTTCCTCTGCATCCGCCGGGGACTGTTCACCTGTGTCCCCGGTTTCCGTCTGCTCCCCACTTTGTTCGCCCGTTGCCGGTGCGAACATGGACGAGAGCTCATCCACTGATATGTTGTCTGCGGGTTTAAGGGCCTCCGCCACGCCTGTCTCTATATTAGCCATGCTTTATACCTTGCATTGAGGTGTCCATTGTTTGATTGCCTCCAAACAAAGAAAAAGGTCGGGGAGGCTTTTACCTCCCCGACCCTCATCTGTTTAGCAACAATGTGCCTTGGGCGACCGTTTAGACCTGTTTAGACCTGTTTAGACCTGTTTTTAATTTCTAAAAACCCTTGCAAGAGATGGCCCAGCGCATCCACCGCCCCGGCCGAATGGGCCAGCCGCCCATAATCCCCCGCCAAATTCGGATCCGACATGAAGCGCACCAGCTCATCCCGGTGATTGCTTACCAGCAACTCCACCGCCTCCCATCGCGGATCACCCATCAGACCCCGGATGCTGTCCGCAATAAAATCCTCTTCCTTCCTTGGCTCGCCGTCGCTCATGCACCCAGCCTTCCGATCTGCGCGTTCTGTTGCTGCACAAGCTGATGTTCAAGTTGCTTGGCGCGCCGCTCAATCATGCCCGCCACATGCTCATCCTCCTGAATTTTTTTCTGTGCCGTCGGCGTCTGCGCAAGCTGCCCCAGTTCGTTGAGCCGCAACTCATACGCCTGCCCCTCCTTCACGTCCACCGGCACACCGGCCATGAGTTGTGCAAACACATTGCGCTCCTCCTCCTTCTCCTGCTCGCTCGCCGCCTCGGCCGGTCGCAGCAGGCGCTCGCCCATGTTCGGGTCAACAAAGTCAAACACGACCTTCATCAACTCGGTGCGATCCACCACACCGTTGATGTCAAACTCACCCACGGCAGCACGCAGGAGCTCGAGCTTCTGCTTCACCAGATCCGAGTCGAGGTTGGCGACATTAAACGCAAGCTGAATGTCGTACTGGCCCAGTATCTCCTGCCGCGTGGTCTGCAACGGTTCAGCCTGGTTGCTGCCCACCACGCGAAAATAAAACGGCTCGGGCAGAAACTGCTGGCAGAGCTGCAACACCTGTTGCGCCACATCGCGCCAGTAGTCGAGCCACTTGCGAACCATGTTCTGCTGCCGCATCTGCGAATAGGCCACGTTGGCCTCATCCACCGGGCGACCAAAGTAGCGGTCGGCCGTCGTGCGGATGCTCTCCTCGATCTCCTTGCTCCCGGCGTCATGGCGCGGGCTCTCCGCGTACTGATAATCATCGGCACGCATCCGGGGCACCATGACCCCCGGCCCCCACTTGCTTGGCGCCCGCCCGTGCGGGTGCAGGAGCGGCGGCATGGTGGCCAGATAGGAGCGGTCCACCCGGCCGTCCCACTCGGTCTTGATCTGGCGCTGCCAAGTGTGGGCGATCTCGCCGTAGCCGCGTGAGTCATCGACGCGCCGCGAGAGGTATTCGCGCCGCATCAGGACAAAGGGCATCCGGCAGTGCGCGTAGTTGAGCAGTTCATGCTTGGCCACGATCTCGCTGCCGGACTCATCCGAGGTGAGGTGCGGACTGAAAATGATGATGTAGATTCCCGGCACACCGGTCTTGGGGTCCACTCGCCGCTCGAAGGCGTGCACGATCTCATAGAGGTTCTCGGTGTCCAGATCGAGCTGGCCCGGCCGCGTGCCGCGCCGGGTGAGCCGCCCGTTGTTCTGATAGTTGGTCGAGGTCGTGTTGCCCTTCGCCCGTTCAATGACCTCCGACGCCCAGCGCTTGTCCCAATCCTGGCTGACCACCGCGTCCTGTATCTGCTCGGCCGTCATGTACTGGCGATAATAGAGTCGGCGCGCCTTCTGGATGTCGGTCGTGTCCGGCGGCGCAAAGAAATCCTCGCCCACCTTCAGCGCCACGATGGTCGGGCGATCCTTGTGCACCATCGGCACCGTCACCTTGCCCTCACCGAACTTGCGCAGATCAGAGATCAACTTGCGCACCTCCGCGTCGGACACGTCAAAGTTTTGTGTCGCCAACAAATTCTGCACGATCACGAAAACAGCATCGTCGTTTGCGGGATCGAGCAGCATGGTTGGCAGCTCGGCAAGCGCCGGGTCACTCATCGCCGCGTTCTTCAGGTCCTCGAGGTCAATCGTCTCGTAGTAGCGCTGCGTTTCCCTCTCCCAGAACACGCCGACCACCGCCAGCCCGTTTTCCAGATAGTAGTTGGCCGCCAGCTCCGCCTCGGGGAAAAACTCGTCCATCGAGTTGCTCAACATGTAGCGCAGGAAGTTGGTTGTCTGGAACGCCTTGTTCGCATCGTTGCTCTCGGTCGGCATCGCCTGCACGGTCATGCTGCGCAGCGAGGTCAACAGCATGTCGGTGTCCTCGTTCACATACGAGTCAATCAGCGGCACACGACTGTCACTTGAGCCATCGAAGGGAACCGGGTCGCGCCCGAGCTTCTTCTTCCACTTGCGCCCGTCATCACTCTGGCCGGACCAGATGTTGTAGCGGTTCTCCCAGTTCTTGTTCTTGCGATCCACCAGATCGCTCTCGGTCGCCTCGCGGTACTCGTTGAGTATCTGACCGAGGTTCAGCTCATAGATTAAATTGTCGGATTTCATAGCACCTCCACCATCGCCCCCCCCACAGGCAGCTTCAAATAACGCCGGACACTCTCCCGCGAAATCTTTTTATGGCCCCCGTCCGTGTTCACGCTTTCCAGTTTACCGGTGTCGAGCAGCCGGTAAACCGTTCCCTTCCCAACCCCAAGAAGCTGGGTGACGGCCCCGACCCGTAACAGAAGCGGCAACTCGTTAAATTGCTTCATTCAATCTTCTTCACCGGCCGGATATTACGTCTCAGCGCAATATCGTCAAGGGGGCAAAATCAAAAATCAGGGGCGTCCCCGCCCGTGGCCGCAAAGGCCACCGGATCGAAGTGATGGATGCCGTCCTTGAACATGTAGCGGTCCGGGTCGATTACGTCCTTGAGGGCACCCTTGAGGCCGTCCAGACCGGTGTATTCGGCGTAGCCGTAGATCGACTGCTCGCACGCCTCACTGATGTAGTAGCGCGGCGCGTTCATCATGCTCACCGGCTTGCTCTCGTCGTAGTCGAGCATGTCGTTGATCCCCTGAATCCCGTCCTCGATCTGGCCGCCCGGCGCCGGGAAGAACACCATGCCCGGCACAATGAGGTTGCCCTCCTCGTCGTGGTCGTCCTGCTCGAGCATGATGATCGGTGTCATGCCGCTCTTGGCACTGGGCACCTCCGCCCCGCCGAAGCGCGAGTCGATGATGCGCCGGTAAATCTCCTCGCCGTCCTCCAGCTCGAGGATCATCTTCTTGTAGCTCACCAGACTCAGGCCCAGCCCGGTCTGCGCCGGACCCGGCTTGCCGTCCGGCTTGTCGCTGGGCAGCGCCCACTCACCGTACTGCTGGCGGTTGGGCCATTCCCGGTAGAGGAACACACGGTTCAGGTCATCGATGATGTACCACTTGATGAACCAGTTCTTGCTCCCGGCCGGGTCCACCGAGCAGTAGCGCGTGCCGCTGCCCGGCACCTTCTCCGCAGGAACCACATGCACGTTCTCGTTGAACTTCGGGAACGCCTTTCCCTCAAGCCGCTCCGCCCAGCCATACGCACGGATCTTGACCTCCTCGCTGCTCTTGCCCTCGAGCATCTTTTTAACATTGTGATAACCGCCGAACGGATTCCAGATGGAATGAAAACAAATCATCCTTGCGTTGCGCCGGATCGGCTGAAGGATGTAGGGCATGTGACCGGGCTCACACCCGGCCACGTTCACGTTGTCCGGAAGAAGCTCGCTCTCGGAGCTCTCCAGCACCCTGGCCCCGCTCTGGTACTCCTTGACCGTCATGCTGTACCCCTTGACCGGGGTGAAGGTGATGATCAGCTTGCCCGAGCGCGTGGCGATGCGGAAACGCAGCGTCCTGACCAGATCATAACCAATCAGCTCATCGGCCCAAATCAGATCGAGCTCACCGCCCTCGAACACCGATTCCATCATCGAATAATTCAGGAACCGGCAGCGCGAACCGTTGGGCAGGATGAACACCTGATCCGAGAAACCGCCCTTGTCGGTCCATCGGACATTGGTTGTCCTACCCTGCTTGCCGATGTCGCGCCATTCGACCGGCAGATAGCGCCGGATGACCGGCTGCTGCATCTCGATGCTGCTGGGCAGCGTGGAGTGCAGACACCACACGTTGCACTTATCCTTGGCGCACATGGTTTCCACCACATACTTGGCGGCAAAGTCGGTTTTACCCGCCCGGTTGCCACCCAAGATGAGCAGTTCATCCGACACCTTGAGCAGTTCCCGGGCGCGCTTCCACGGCGCGAGCTCGAACCCGCTGTTTAGCGGGTCATTGTTGGAGAGCCCAATCGCCTGCTCGCGCTCCTCAATGAGCGCCGCCAGATACTCGACCCCCTTGGACTCGGAGATCCGAAGCATCTCCTGATCCGTGAACTCCGGAAGGATCGGGTGGGCTGTCTGCTTGAACCCCATTACACAAAAGGCACATCGTCGTTTAGAACCAGATCAAAACTCAACGATCGCTTGGTCAGCCGGACAAGCTTCTTGTAATTAAGATGCTTGTTGATGGAATGAATTGTCCAACCATAACACATCCTATATTGATCAACCAGATTATGACCCTGCTTTTGCCAATCAACCTTTAACAACTGCTCCCTCAAGGTGAAAATAGGATCACCCTCCTGCCACATGCCTGTCTCGCGGGTTCCGGTAATCAAATCATGATAGAACCTTTCTGCCAGCCCCGCCTGCGAACAACCACAACCATCATACTCAACCCACCACTGTGCAATGGCAGCTAGTGACGGCAGTTTTCTCAGCAGTTTGTTGTCTGCAAGATTCTCAACGATATATTTTATCGGTTCCTTTAACCTCACAAACTCCAGCTCTATCTCATCATCCGGAATATAAGACTTCATTCTATTGAACGGATTTCTTGGTTTTCCATTCGGGACACCAGACGCACAGGAGAACCTTGCAATCCTCTCGTACCAACTCGCCTGAGTGTTGGTACACTTACCAAGCATCCCCGCCAACCTGAACCTGTCTGCGTTGGTTCTTTTCCGACCAATATCGACCTTGAGCATGCCCTCTCTGGGAACACCCATGATAACGTGCATCTGCTGGGCCGACTTTGAGTCCAGCAATGCCTGCAACCTTGTTTGACCGTCCATCAGGACACCCTCGTCATCGAAGATGATCGTGGAAACATATCCCAGGAAGTTGCCGTTCCTCATATCCTTCTCGATCTGGGCCGCCTTCACTCTGGACATCGAACGGTTTGTTGCCTCTCCACCCTTGCCGCCATTGAAGCTTATCAGTATTTTTGAAGCGACCCCGGGTGTGATCTCCGTATAAACAGAACACATGACGGGCGAGTGAAACTCATGCTTCACATCGCCGCGTTCATGCAATTCCGTCTGTATATTGCACACACGTCTCTGTGCCTTGTCCTGTTCCCTAATCAACTCTTCGGTTGTTGTTATGTTCTTTATCGACATGACTACTCCTTCCTTCAGTTTGTACCCAATTGGGTTGGTTTATGTTGTTTGCCTTTCATTTAGCCACCTTTCTCCTCCTTCTTCACCGGCTCAACCACCGCTGGCGCAATTGACCACGTTTCACCGGCATCGTGAATGACCTGTTCAAGGACATTCGCCGCGTTCTGCACTTCCTGTTGCTGCTGACTTGCGAGTTGCAGCGCGAGGTTCGCGAGCACTCGAAGTGCTGCTTGTGCGTTGGCCTTGTTCACGTCGGCCTGACTTACGGCCCCATCTGTCTTTTCGTTTTCTTTTGCCATTTGTTTTATTTGTTTTCTTCTGTTATGTCAGGACAATGCGCGACTGTCGCCTCGCCGTTGTCCTCAATGATTTCCGGTTCAACCACTTCATCGGTCGCCTCCTCCTTCTTTTTCCCGCCGGATAGCGGAAAATCGAAGCTGCTCACCTTGACCTCCCAATCGTGAATGGTCTTGCCGTTTTTTTCGTATCTGGTTGGACACAAGCGACCATGCACAAGTATGCCCGAACCTTTCTTGAACCACTTGCGTATGTTATCCGCCAGCGTGTCCCAAGCGCTGCATTGGAACCACACAGGGTCCTTGTCTTTACCCTGACTAGCGGCCAAGTTGAAATTGGTCACGTTGCCATAATCTTCGTGCGGTGTAGGGTCCGCACCCAGCCTTCCCTCTATTGATATGTGTATCATAATGCTATTCCTCTGTTGTTGTAGCCTCCTTGTAAGGCTCAAAGCGCATGGCCCCCTTGTGAAAGATATAATCGCTCTTGCCGCAGGGACCGTTGCGCTGCTTGACGATCACAAGGTTTCGCCTCTTTTTTCCAGCCCACCCCTCGTCGCTCTCCCACATGTCGCGCTCGGCATTGTTTCGCGGCTGCGCATCGGCCAGTATGCCCACCAGATCGGCGTCCTGCTCGAGCTGCCCCGATTCCCTCAAATCCTCCATCGAGGGCGCGTAGTGCCCCTTCTGGGCCGAGGCACGATTGAGCTGCGCCAGACCCAGCACCGGCATCTCGAGCTCCTTGGCCAGCGCCTTGATGCCCCTTGAAATCTCGGCAATCTCACTCTCCCGATTGTTATACTGACTGCTGGTGCCACGGATAAGCTGCACATAGTCGAGCACCACCAGCCTGATGCCATGCTGCGCCTTGAGCCGCCGACACTTGGCCCGGATGTCAAGTATGCTCTGCTGGGTGGTGTCATCAAGGAAGAGCGGCAGCTTCCTGAACTCCTCACAAATCTCCAAGAGCCCCGGTTCCCCCGTTTCCGAATCAGCCATTAAATCCGCCTTATAGGCGTACCCGGTGCGATAATGCTGATAATTACACCACCCCTCCGCAAAGATGATCCGCTCCACCAGCTCGATGGCCGACATTTCCATCGAGAAAAACGCCACCGGTATTTTCTGATCAAAGAGCATCCTCGACACCATGTTGGTGGCAAAGGAGGTCTTGCCCATTCCTGGCCGACCAGCGATCAGAATCATCTGCCGATCCTGAAAGCCGCTGGTCTGCTTGTTCAGATACTTAAACCCGGTGTCCAGACCGGTCAGGCGCCCCTCGCCGCGCTCGTAGTTTTGAATCTCCTCATAGACCCGATCAATCATCCCGTTCAGGTCCACTGTCTGATCCGGCGCCCGCGCCGAGTTGAGCTCGAGGATGTCCGACTCGGCCTTGTCCAGCACCGCGCCCACCCCACCGTGATCGTCCGGTTTTTTTGCCAGCTCAACATGCTGGCGACTCACCTCGATCAGCTTTCGCAAATGCCAGCACTCCAGCACCGGCTTCAGATAAAATTCCAGATTTACCGAACTCCCCACCTCGTCCTCAAGTGCCGCCATCAGCGTCGCCCACGGCTGATCCGGCTTTCGTTTTTTTAATTTCGAGTTGAGTGTCAACAGATCGATCCCGATTCCGTCACGGTGCAACTCGAACATCGCCCAAAAGATTTCCCGGTGATGCGTGTCATAGAACGCATCCTGCGGCTCGCTGTGTCCGAGCTTTTCGAGCACATCACTCAAACTCAGAGCCGGGGTAAGCAGGCAACACCCGAGCACGCCGCGCTCGGCCGTCAAATCTCTTGGGAACAGTTCATTCATTTTTTAGCTTTTCTATAAGCAGCACCGCATCAACCTTCATACCCGACAACTCCAAATAATAATCAGCACCACCCCCCTCCGAAAAAAACTTTTCAACCTCCTTCAACAACACCTCCTTCAACACCCAGCCACTCTCGAGCTTCTTTTTTATTTCCTTTGACCTTTTTAATTTCCTATAATCCGTCACCGCCTGCATCACCACCATAACCGCCAGCGTCCGAGCACCGTGTCTGTCCAGCTTCATACACCCGCCAGTTGTTTTGTAATTTCATCACGCTTATCACGCAATTTACGAAACTCCTTAATTGTCTCCTGATCCGCACCCAGGCTGCCCTCATTTTTCGGGTTGCCCGAATGATTCTTCATCAACTCCTCAAGATTAACTTTTTGCTTTTCCAACTCCCAAGTTGACTTGCCTCCCCTTTTTTTATCATCCATCCACTCCTCCCTGTGCTTCGCCCATTTCACAATCAACCGATTCTCCAGCACCGACAACTCACTGCCAAAAGGCTTGAGCGCCTTCGTCATGTCACTGTCGTTCCAGAAAACGCCGTTGGCATACCACCTCTCATACCACTCGCAGGCAAAGTCGCTTGGGATCGCAAGCATCTCGGCCCTCTTCATCAAAGTCCCCTTCTCCACCAATTCCGGGGCTCCCTCCCTCCCCATAATCTCTTCATTAATCTCTTCATCTTCTCTTTCTATACTGGTGTCCGGTTTCCGGACAGTTGATTCCGGTTTCTGGACAGTTGATTCCGGTTTCTGGACAGTTGATTCCGGATTCCGGATTCCGGATTCCGGAATCTGGACACAAAGAATATAACCTTTAAACGAGGGCTCGATAAGATTCAGGGCACAGAGTAAATTGATATGCTTGTAAACCGTCGAACGACTGCAACCCAGGAACTTGGCCAGCCTGGCCGGTGACTGCCAAAAGTAACATTTACCATCTTTTTTACTTGACACGATTGCCATTGCGCAAAGCACGGCTTTAGTTCCGATTTTCATTTTTGGCGTCTCGGTCAGCGCCCACCATGTCTGATCGGTTGCCATCGAGCCTAATGTGTATGCCTTGACTCATCTTGAACTCCCACTGGCGTTGCCGTGGGTCCACCAGATAAATGCGCGCACCTTTCCTGTGACGTATTTTTCGCCATTTCCATCTTTTCTCCTCGGGTAGTTTTTGGGTCAGCCTAACCAGCCCGTTTGTTGTTAATTTAATCCATCTTCCTACCATCGACCCGGCGCCCTCGGCGGTCGCCCTTTTATCACCCAGCCATATTTTTCCTTAATGGCCGGAAAGATCATTGGATCACCATTGATCAACCGGAGTCTAAAATTTGAACTATCACCCACGCGCACGTTTATTATTTCGCCGTTCTTGCGTTTAGCATGGATAATATATTGATTGCCAAAACCGCCCTTCACAAAGGTCACAAGCTCCTCCAACGGCCCCTTGAGGAGCTTTTTATCGTCAGGGGTCACTTCACCCGACAATCCACTCTTAATGTTCTCCAGCACCCTCTGGGAGCCCTTCTCGGTGTAATGAATCGTCCGTATTATCCGACGCCAGTAGCCGTCCTCCGGAGTCCCCAGCTCGGCCACGCGCAGATCGCGCAGCACCCCACGGGAAACGCCGATCCGGCTGGCCAGCTCCTCCTCTGAGATCAGTTCATCCATTGACAAATTAAATCCGCCGGAGGGAAACGCTAGTAAACCCCCCGGCGGTGGCGGTATAGAAACTAACGGGCCAACCAAGGAAGCCCGCCCCAAACCTAACCGCCAAAATTCCAGCCCCGGGTAGGAACCAACCAAGAACCCGGGACTGTGGCTGACCCGGCTCCCCGCCGGGAACGCGCGCATCGATATGGAATGTCACGTTAGCCAAATTTTTTTTAAATTAGAAATGCAGGGCACTGCTTCTGTTTGGAATAAACCTTACAACCATTCCATAGAAACCTCCTTGTAGAAACAGCATCCTGCAAAACCGATTGGCCCATTTGCCAAATTTTGTGAGAGTCGGAATCCATTGTACCCAGGGGCCGCGATTGAAAATCGCGACCCCCCCCCCCACTGTCTACGAGGCTCTCCGAGCCGAGCCAGAGCAGAGTGAAATGAACGGACCCCTCGACCAAAACACAACCAAAGAGCCCCTTTGTGCCCAAAATACGGCCAGATCCGCCCCTTTGTAGGTAACAAGGAGTCATTTGGACCAGAATCAGACATCAATCGCCCCTTTCTTGAGCTCCTCGAGCCGCTTGACCAGTGCGCCCTGATCGACCACCACTTTGGCAGTTATTGACGTGGCCGAACCGGTCAAAAGGTTGCCGTTGTTCACTGCTATCCCACCGCCGACTGCCAGCTCATGATACTTTATCTTCTCCGGCTCATCCTCGAGTCGCCGCCTCATCTCCTCGGTTGTGAGCTCGGCCACAGTGAAATACTTGTTTGCTATTCTCTTTCTTATTGGCTCCAACTCCCCGCGATCCTCGGCCCTCTCGATCAACATGGCGATTGACTGCCGGGAGACTTGAAACAGCTCGGCCACGGCGCGCTGGCTCATGCCTGCCGCGATCCGCTCGATGATCATCTTAACGAGCCCTCGGCGCCGCTCGAGTGTGCGCCCGGTCCGCCTTTTCTTGTCCGGTAGCTTGTCCGCCTCGAGCGACGCCACCAGCTCCTCACCGGCCTCAAACTCGTCGGCGCTGAATAGCTGCGGCTGATCCGGCTCAGCGACCGGGACTAGGTTACTCGTTTGCACTGCTGCTTCTCTCCTTTAGAAATTGGTTAATCTCACGCCCTGAGATGTGGCTGAATCCTCGTTTATCCATTGCGAAGCCGGTCAGTGTTCCCGCTCGTATTTGTTGGCGCACCCACACGCTTGTGCGCGATAAAAGAGCGGCAGTTTCCTTGGTTGTGTAGAGCCTATCTTCAGCCAGTGACCACACTGCTTGCACCCCTTCACGACATACGGATTTGAGTAGTATTCCAACCCAAAAAGTAAAAAGGGCCGGTTGTTCACTGCTTGTGAACAGCGTTTGGCCCAATGAATCCGGGCTAAATGTGTAATACAAAAAAAAGTGTTAAATATGGTTGACAAGCTGCTTGTGCATCGGCTAATAATGCCGACGTGCGTATTAACAAGAAAGGAACCGACGAAATGACAGAAAAAAACAACGAAGATACGGGGCTCGTACATGTGAAGCCGGAAACAGTGAAACACGGTGAGACCACCTACGGCCATTGCACATGGGGTCAAACCAAAAACGGGCGGTGGTACTCCATCAACTACTGGCCAAAACACCCAATGAACGAGCGAGGCTTCAACGCCGAGGTTCGCTGGGACATCCCCACCCAAGATTACGATCTGTACGGAATCAAAATCAAACCCGAAGAGGGACCCAGTTACGACTACCAAGAACACCGTGCCGAGATGGGTCACGGTTTCATCGGTAAAGATGGTGGCCCCGTCAACTAACCCCCGTTCAGCCCTCCCAAGTCGGGAGGGTTGATCGGGCTTTAGCCCACTACAAAAGGAACCAATGAAAAAAATACATCGAATACAAATAGGCCAGCACCGTGGGCACGCCCGCGTGTGGCTGGATGGCCACTGGCTCGAGGATGTCGGTTTCACAACCGGCACTCACTACTTGCGCTCATGGAACCCGGAGCTTCGTCAACTGGCACTCTATCTGCCCAGCGCTGACGAGCTCGTCAACGAAAAACCCAAGGTCGTCAGCGGCCACCACAACCGCCCGGTGATCGACATCTCCAACAAGTCAGTTGAGATGTGGTTCGAGCGGGCCGGGGAAGATCAGGACGGCAAGGTTTACGTCAACGTCACCAGCCCCGAGCACGGCGTGCTCATCATCGAGGAAGCAGTATGATGAAGCTCGTCCTCTCGTTGTGTGACTACACCGGCAACTGGTCACGGCCCTACTGCGCCGACCATCAAGGCGCAGACTCGAGGAAGTACCTAGTCCGCCGGGTGGACATTAAAAAAGGCGAGGACGTGACCAACCTGCCCTTCATCAAGGGCTGCGAGGTTCACGGCATCATCGCGCAGCCGCCCTGCACTGAGTTCGCAGCGAGCGGCGCGCGCTGGTGGGCCAACAAGCAGGCCACAAGCCCGGAGAAACTCGAGCGCGCCCTGCACGTCGTTCAGGCGTGCCTGAGCCTCGTGGCAATATATAAGCCCGAGTGGTGGGTACTCGAGAATCCGGTCGGCCGGATCGGTGATTGGATCGGCGCGTGCGCCCACACATTCCAACCGTTCGAGTACGCCGGTTGGTTGGATGATCCGGAGAAGCAGGACGCTGAGCGTTACACCAAGCGCACCTGTTTGTGGGGAGACTTCACCATGCCAGAAAAAAAGCCGCTGGAGGCCATCCACGGCTCAAAGATGCACGCCAAGTACGGTGGTGCGAGCGAGAGAACCAAGGAATTGCGATCCATCACGCCTGAAGGATTCGCAACAGCATTCAAACACGCAAACCCATAAACGAAAGGAACCAATAATATGTTTTACGAACACAGACAAATCAAGATTGCCAAGGCCGATTCAGCCGCAGCGCTGGCCGGGAAACTGATGAGCACATGGACATTGTGCACCGCCTTCAAACTCGACGCTGAAGGCACAACAGGGCTCATGTTCATCAACGACGCCACCTGCGAGGACGGCGCAAACGAGTGGGCCGTGACAACCGTTCCCTGCCCTCACCTAGACGGTAATATGATTCAGTTTGAGTCGATCACCGCAGGGCGCTCAGAGGAGCGCAACCTCGAGATGATCGAGCTCTGCATCGACATCGTGCAAGGCAACGCGCCGCGCCCATTCCAGCGCACCGTGAAGTACAACGAACACGCAGGCGACTATTGCCCGCTCTGCCGCTAACCCCCGTTCAGCTCTCCCGCTCAGGGAGAGTTGATCGGGCTTTAGCCCAGAAAGGAACCAATACAATGATTGAAATAAAAAACAGTACATTCACGAAGGCCGGGAAGACTCACAATATTGTTGAGATTCACCGGGACGGCAACAAGGCAATCGCCTTTGGCAAGAAAAAGGCACAGGCCATCATCGAGGCGATCAGGGACAAGGAGGCACTCAAGACGCTGGAGGAATTCAGCGGCCACGCACAGGCGGACAGAGACAGCGCCACACACACCGCAGAAGCGGCAGACCGGGACAAGTACAACGAAGCTTATAAGGAACAAATACAATGAACTACCTTCAATCACTACACGACGCAAGCGCTCGACTGATCGAGATCGAGAAACTCTACTACTCGACATTCCCCGATCAGCCGGACCTCGAGCCCGAGCATATCGACAAGTACGCGCGCGTCATCGGCAAGCAATACCCCGAGCTCGAGCAATTGTGGGTCGAGGGAGCGGCAACGCCCGGGATGTCGATCACCACCGACAGCGCCGGGTGCCACATGCTATTTCGATTGGCCCCGGATCACGTCGCGTGCATTTCGACTGTCGAGAACTCGGTCGGGCTGTACGACTCGTATCGGCATAACGACGATCTCGAGGCGGCGCTCGAGCACGATCCCATCTACATGGGTCACCTTGGCGCAGATTGGAATTGACATGCTAGACATCAAACAACAACCCGACGGAACGTGGGCGGTGCGAGCCGCCCACGCTTCGCGTCCCGAATTGTTCCCCACGTTCCGCGACGCGACAGCCTGGGTGGCGAGAATCCGCCGCGAACTCGATCCAAGTCTCCAAAAGTGGGCTTTACCACACAAACAACAAAAAAGATGGCCACAGGATGCGCTGTAAGCGACTTTTGGGGTCAAGGTAATACCAACACACCGGGCCAATTTGATTGTCTCACACAAATAAGCGTAGTAACCCCAACGGCCGGATCAGGATCCGGTCTAACCTGAAAGGAACCAATGAGCAATTATATAGAAAAATTAATAAGTAGAAGGAACAAAGGTAGAAAAGCAGTCACTCGCGTTAAACATCTGGCTGGCGACGGAAGCGGTGATGTCTTGTACGAAGTCATCTACTACAACAGGTTTTCCGTTTACGGCTTTACCGATCACTGGCACGACAAAGGATTCCCGGCCAGCGATAAGAGCTTCGAGACACGGGAAGCAGCGGAGAAGCATTTGGCTAGGATCGGCGAGAAAGGCTTTGGCCACATGAACGACAAGGGCAAATTGGGCTGGGTCGAACGCCAATGGGAAATAGTAGATTGATGAACGAGGAGGAGCTACAAGAATATTTCAAGATGATCGGCGCACGAGGAGGCAAGGCGGGCACCGGGCGCGCCAAGACGCGCTCGAAGGAGCACTACCGCCGGATCGCCAAGGAGCGCTGGCGACTCGAGCGTGAAAAACGTGTGAACAAAGGTGGATAAGTTTAATTTGCAACGAAAACCATAAACCACTAAAACATCGGCGATGCCGATAATATATCAATGGAACCAACCAAGACAACCCGCAGCTTTCGGATCAATGACGACATCTGGTCGCTGCTCAAAAAAGAAGCCGAACGCAGAGGCACAACCGCCTCGGCGTTGGTCACGCAGTCGATCACGGAACACATCAGCGGCATGCTGAAGAAGGAAGGCGGCCTCGGGGTCACTGACCTGATAAATTTAATTGCCGCCCTGCAACAACAGACCGCAAAACTTGCAAAAGATTTAGATGAGGCACAGTCAAACCTCCAAGAAGGGGCCGAGGACGATCGAAGTTGAAAAGGATTTGGCGGACGCGCTGGTAACAGCCTCCCGCCTGATGCGGCGAACATCCCGGCGGTGGTGGAAAGCAACACCAGAATATTTGCTTCAGCGCTGCATCGAGCGCCTTCTCAATAAACGTCAACCGGCGTCCTTCGACCATAGCGAAAGTAAAACTTCTTCGTCACCCTGACATCCCCGTGCCGCATGAACTCGCAGGCGGCCATCGGGTCCTCCTTGTAAATCTTGCTGCCAGTGTAGGCTCGGAGTTCATGCAGGAACTTGTCCGCCGTCCACTTCAATGGCTTGGCGGTTTCCACGATCCACTCCTGCAAATAGGTCACGGTCCGTGAGTAGCGGTAGGCGTCTGAATCCACCCCGTCGATGAACAGCCCGCACCCAGGCTGAATGAGCGGCCGCATCTTCGCCGCCCAATGCTCCTGAAATCGCACGCTGATCGGCTTGCCGCCCTTGCCGATGCCGCCCTCGATGTAGAGCCCGTCCTTCTCCTCGATGAAGTGGTCATGATCCACCCGGCCGATCTCCTCACGGCGGAGCCCGGCGCCGATCGCGCAGATAAACATCTTGTAAAGATCGCGCGCCTTGATGAAGCGAAGCGACTGATCCCGCCCAGCCGGATTCATCGGCAGACAGAGGCCACCGGCCAGCCACCCTTCCACAATCTCGATCGCCTCCGCCTTGTCAAGCGTGCCGGTCGAGCGCTGCGTAGGATTTCCGTTGAGCTGACGCACCTGTGCAGACAAAAAACTGTAACCCGGGCGGGCATAGACAAAGCCCCAGCCGCGAATGGGGCGCCTGCTGGGCAGCCACTCGTCGGTGTTGAACACTTCGATGCCGGGTATGATCCGATCCCAGATCGCGTCGGCGATCGGTTTGTATTCGATCGTGTTATAGTGCCGGTCGATGTCGAGCTTCAGATACTCCACCATGTTGGGCGGAACAGCCAGCCCACGCGCCTCGTACTCCGGCACAAGGGGAACCCGCACGCTGCCCACCTTGCTCTTGAACAGCCATTGAAAGCTCCGGCAGATGATCCCGGCGGTGCGCGCCGCGCCGACTGCCGCCTCCTTTGCCGAGCCGTACTGCTTGCTCCTCGAGCGGTTGCCGTTGGCGGTGTACTCGGCGAGCAGCCGTTTCTCGACGATGTTGGCCGCGCCGCTCGGGAGCTCCTCGAGCCGGATCGAGTCGGCCGAGCGATCAGGGAACAGCCTGGCCAGCGCCTCCCGGGCGTGATTGACGTAGGCGGCGACCGCCGACGTACTGGCCCGGCTGATCTCCGGCGCTGCGGCGAATATCTGGCCGAACGTCGTGCCGAACGCCGTCTTGCTCCGGCGCTTCTCGATCTCGGTCCAGTTGCCCGCGAGCGCCTGAATGATGAAATCCCGGGCGACCTTCTCGGCGGCAACGTGGCTGGTTTTCTTGAGGGAACGCTTGAGGAGCTTCTTGGCGACCATGCAGTTGATCTGCCAATACTTTCCTTTGAGCTTGATGGTGAAGTCCCGGCCGTTCACCTCGAAAGTGTGTTCGGTCCTGCCCTTGGCGACCTTGGGGCTCTGTGCCTGCGGCGCCACCTCGATGGAGATAATGTTGGTTCTCATGGTTTAGATAAAGTGGTCGAGTTTTGGTCGAGTTCAACCGGCGATATGTTTGCATATCTTTATATTTCTTTGCAAGACATTTCTTTGTAATAGTCAAAAAAACTCCCGGTTGAGCCAATAAAACCGGGATATAGTGCAATTACCTAAAGGAATTAAAAGGAATATATATTTTGAAAGAGCTAATAGCTGGTCATTTGGGGGTTGTTTCCTCGCCTTTGACTACCAGTGGTTTAGGTTGTTTTGTTTTTGCTGCGGTCGAGTTTTGGTCGAATATATCTTATGGTCTGGGTGCCGATATGATGTCCAAATACTTTCCGGCATTGTATCGCGGCCGGTGGCATTGATGACAATTTGCTTCCTGCGGAATCTCAATAATCAATCGCCCCCGCTCTGATAAACTCAAGGCATAAGACCTCACCGCGACCCGGCAGGATACCTTCTGAGCTTGGTTCCTGGCCGCCAAATAAGCCGGTAAGGACATGGCAACCAACAACCCAATGATACTGATTACCAGCAGCACCTCAAGTAACGCCATCCCGCTCATCAGCAAATAAATATGTTTAGGCGGGCCTTTAGCTCTGCATTTTCGCTTCTCAACAACTTGATATAACGCTTGAGTGCGGCCACATAATGCCACTCGTCAACGATCTCCTCCTCGATGCAGTCAATCAACGCCTCCGGGCTCATGCGCATGAGGCCACGGTCACCATTGGGGTTGTGCTCGGCCATGCCCTTGTTGAACTTGGCCGGGGCCAACCGAACGAAGTCCTCGAGGGCGCGATCGCGCAGTTCCGGGTCAGAAATCATCGGGGCGGACGAGGTGGCATGAGGGGCGGCAACGTGGTGTCGATGGCCTCGGCGTAGCCCTTCTTGTCAAAGGCCCTCAAATTAACACCGAACAGGCTCGAGATGCGACTCTCAAGCGGGATTTCCACCAGATTCTCCTGCGGGATCAGGGCGAGCTTGTCGGCCTCGGTGCGGTATTTCCAGCCGGTCGCGGGCTTGGTCAGGTTCCGGACCGATTTGTACTGATTCACACGGGCGCGCTCAGCAGCGCTGTCACTGAACCGCAGCTTCTGGGCCTCGACCCATAGCGGTATCCGATCCGGACGCATACTCTTCGAGGGCACCAGACTGATCTCAGTCTCGACCTTACCCTTCGGCAACATCGGGTCCCAAGCACCCCGTTGGGCGCCGATCCGGTCGATCAGGCCAGTGAGATGGCTGGCCCGGATCGCCTCGAGCGGGCCGGGATCGTAGCCCATGCGCTCACTTTGCCTCGTCCGCTTGTAAACCGGGTCCACCCAGGCGATCACCCGGTCAAACTGGCGTTGACCCGGGATAAAGGCGCCCATGAGCTCGTCGGTCACATAAAACTTGAACGGCACGCCTCCGGCGTAGGGATCGACCGGCGTGGGCGACGGTTCGCCCGCCTGCCAATCCGCCAGCGCCTTGAACGGGACACGGAATGCCACGCCGAGGCTTAAAAACTCACCTCCGAGCTCAGTGACATGTCTGGCGTAAGTCTCGGCCGCAACCGCCGCCCCGTGCTTCCGGTAGTCGTTCTGGGCGAGCACCGCCGCGCCCGCCATGCCGATCACCGGGTACTGCCGAACGCGCAGCCAGAAATCCCGGTCATCATCGAGATCAATCCCAGCCAGCTCCCCCCACTTGGAAATGTTCATCCGGTTGGCAGTGATAAATTCCGGGTCGATACGCTTCCGCTCCAGATTGCCCAGCCCATCATCCACCAAAATATCGCTGGTGCCCACCACCTCTCGGGCATCCTCGGGCGGCTCATCATCTCCCCTTAGCAGCGCGAGCGCCGCCGCACCCACCAACCCGATCGCCCCGGCGCCGAACATCGAGAACGTAACCACATCGGCCAGCGCCTCGGCTCGTTGCCCCTGCGGCACGCCCCGGATGAATCGCTTGAGCCCGGCGGCACGATCGCCCTGCTTGTTGATGTACGCCGCACCAAAGCGAGGGAAGGCACTGATCAGTGCACCGAAGTCATTCTTTACGATGTCATTGATAAAATCCGGACTGTCGGCGTAGTTGAGCATCTCCAACTGGGCCGCGTTGATCGCCGTCAGGCGGGCGTCCATCGGCGGGTTGGCCATAAACTCATTGACGAACGACTTGAGCGCCTTGCCGCGCAGGCCCTTGGCCTTGCCCTGGGTGACGGCATCGGCCCGGAGCATCGCGTAGGCGAAGCGCTGCTTGGCCCGGATGTCTATGTTGCCGTATTTCACCAGCGCCATCGACGCGCCGCCGAGCTCGCCCTGCTTGAGCAGATTCCACCACTTGTCATCGTACTTGATCTTGAGGTCCTGCAACCGGGTCGAGTCCGCAAAGATTTCATCCGGCAACACCGTCTCGATCGCCTCGCGGAAGTTACTGTTCGGCCCGGGCAGATATTTCCGGGCGCCCATGAACCGGTTGAAAACCTGGCCGACAAATAGATTGCGCGCCCGGCGAAAATTAAGGGCGGCGTTCTTCGGGTCGAGCGCCAGCATTTTCAGCGCCCCGACGGTGCTGTACCGGAACCCGGCCTCGAGATTGAAAAAGTCGTTGGCAACGATATTACCGACGATCGTGATTGGATCACCGAGGAACAGAATCTTCGAATTGCGCAACATCCATGTGAGCGTGTTATACAGCGGCCCATGCGCCTGCTGGCTGGCGTACTGCTTGACCAGCACATCGAGGAGCGGCCGAGGGATGGCCACCTGTTTGCCCCGCAACCGAAATGCCTCGCCCATGAACTCCTTGAACGCATCCTCCTCGGCCTGTTCCTGCAAGCGCATCTCCGTCTCGGGAAACGCAGCCTCGCCGGTGATCGGGTCCTTGGGCAGATTCCAACCGCGCACCTTCTTGATCGCCGCCCAAATCTCGGGAACACCCTGCTCGAGCGACACCCAGCCCTCCGGCGGGTGGGTTCCCTTAAAAGCCTTGCCGTGCTTGATGACTTGTTTAAGCCAACGCTTGCGTGAGCGCTCCTGAATCGCCTGCAACGCCCGTACATTAAAGCCACTCAAAAGATCGAGCACCTTGCCCTCTTCACGGCTCTTCCCGGTCTTGTACTTGCGCCCAGCCGAGCGTGTGCCGGTGCGTAGCTGCAACACCTTGCGGATCGCGCCAAAGAGCGAGCGACTCACCAGCACGTCAGGCGTGTAGGCGTCCAGCGGATCAAAGTTCGGGTTGTTCTCGGCCATCATGGCCGCCAGCGCGAACCGGTTAAAGACCGGGATCTCAACCCCGCCCACTGTCTGCCGGGTGTCCTTGAGCGCCGGGTCGATATACATGTCGATAAACCAGCCAAACTCGGGGAACTCGTCAGTGGTAAAATGATTGTAGAGCTCCTGCTGGATGTGCGCAGGCATCTCTCGAATCAACTGAAACCCACGGCGGCCGTCCGGTGTCTCGATGTATTTGTCGATGTAAAGCTGATCCTGCTCGCCTGTGAGCGGGTTTGACACCATCACCATGTCGCCAACATCGTGCTCTCCCTTGTCGAATTGAGCCTTAGACATGAGCCCAGCGCGCATTTCAAAGGGTTCAAAGATAAAATTGCCCTCAGAATCGCGCCCTGTGACGTTTAAATGAGCGGCGAGGGGTAAGGACACCCCCTTAAAATCCTTAATTCGGCGTTTCCAAGGCCCGGATCGCAGAAATCCTGGCAGTGACCAACCCTCGGGGCGGCTCTTCCAAAGCTGCTCCTCGAGCTGTTCTCCCTGCCGCTTGACCGCCGCCTGATCGTAGTTGTGCTGCATGTTCAGGCCCTGCTGGGCGAGCAACAGGTCCGGGCTGCCGTGATAAATCACCTTCTTACTCTGCCGCGTCACATAATCGCGCAGCCAACTGCGGTGCCTTTCCTCGGCGTAGTCCGGTTTCTCCTCCTCATCCACCTCGCGCTTGCGCTCGATCCGGTGCTTGGCAGCCAGACCTTCCGGCGAGAGGTTCAGCGCCTTGGCGTGGTTCTGACGCTGTACCTTGTTCCAGACATTCTTTAACCAGCGCCCCACACGATCACCAAACACCCGCTTCATGGCGCCTGACCAGCTCACAAAGTGGGTGAAGCCCTTGCGCATCAGATCAGCGCCCTTGATGGCCAGATCAGCCAGGATATTGAAATTAACAAAACCAGCCTCACCGGGACGCCCGCCACCGGGTTCGATCTTCATGCCCCGCTTCTGCTGCTCGTCGATCTGATCGAGCCCAGCCTTGCCCCGATTCTCGGCCTGCAGAACCTTCTCACTCGCCTCCTGCTCCTCCTTGATCTCGGCATCGAGCAACGCCATCTTTTGCACCGCGTCATCATACTCCTTCTGCCGCTGCCATTCCTTGTTCACCGCATCATGGAGCGTCGGCAGATTGTTGCGATACCCCTCGAGCTCACGCGCCGTGTGCTCGGGCCGCATCTGAAATTCCTTGAGCTTGGAGTCCATGCTTTGCAGGAACCCCTGCCCGCTCTTAAAGTTGGCCACCAACGACATCAGAACCGGGTTCTCGTACTGATACTGGATTTGCACCGCAGGCTTGCCATCAGGCCCCTTGGCCCAATCGCCTGCGTTGGGATCGTAGCTGCCCTTGACCGTGGCCTTGAGTAGTTCCCCGTTCACCTTGAACGGCGGCGCTGCATGGTGGACGGTAACAACCGCACCAACCCCCTTGCTTTGCTTCGCCTTGGCCTCCGCCGTCTGCTTTGTGATGTAATCATCGAGCGCGATCCGGATGGCCTTGCGATCGGTGTAGGTATTTCCCTCCACCTCCACGCTGTCCACCTTGTCCGGAATCCTGGCCACCAGCTCCTGCTCATGCTCGAGACGTTCCTCGAGCTGCGGGATCAGCTCCTCCTCGTACTTGACAATATCCTCCCTCGCCTTGGCCTGCTGCGAGGCAAAACTGCTCCGGGCCATCTCAAGCGTGCGCAACGTCTGACCCAGCCCAACCCGCTGCAAGGTGCGCTCATCCCCACTAAAGGCCGCCAACTGCTCCTCATAGCTCATCTCCACCTCGTTGGCGGCATCGTCGGACACGCGCATCTCATCATCGCCCCGCAACAATGACTCTGTGGCCTGCGCCTTGATCATGAGCTTCTGGTAGATCGCCGCATCAAGCGTCTGCTCCATGCCGTAGGTCAGGATTTCCACACCACCCAGCGTGGCGTACATGTTGCCCTGCCTCGAGATGCGGCCATTGCGCTGCTCGATGTCCTGCGGCCGCCACGGCGCGTCCAGATGATGCAGCGCCGCCATGCGCTCCTGAATGTTGAGCCCTGTGCCCAGCGTCTCGGTCATCCCAATGGCAATGCGCACCTGACCGCTATTCATCTTCTCGCCAAACACACGCTTCTCTGCCGACTTCATGCCACCGGTAACAAAAGCGATCTCATGCTCCGGCACACCGCCCTCCATCAGCTTGGCCTTGATCTCCTCATAAACATTGAACTGTTCATGCGGCTCGAGCCCCTCGATGTGGGTCTTTACATTCTGGCAGAAAATACACTGCGTCCCCAAATTATCAGCCGTGGCGTGGTAGCGTTGCAGCACGTTCTCCACCACCTTGTTGACCTTGCTACCGGGATCATCCGGCAGGGACGGGTCGATCAGGCGCATGTCAATCGTCGCCTTCTTGGCCAGCCCCGTGGCCACCAGCGGGATGTGGCTGTTCTCCCGCCTCTCCCGACCGGTCATCTTCTCGAACTCCTCGAGCATCTGCTGAATCTTGGCAATCTGTTCCTCCACCGCCTTGGTGCGCTCGAGCACCACGTTCTGCACTTCACCCCCTTTAAGCGGCGGCAGCTTGATCTGTTCCACTTCGTTAGCCCACACCTGATCGGCCACTGTACGCCATGCGCGCCTGAACTCCGGCAGATTCTGGAAACTGGCAAATCTCTGCACCAGCTTCCACTGCCCACCGGCGGTAAGCTCCGGCTCGGTGGTGGTATTGCCAAACATTCCGGCGAAGGAATCAAAGCGCTCCATCTCAAACTTCTTCAGCGTCTCCGGGGAGAGATAGCGGATCATCGTCCAGGCTTCCGCGATCGTGTTGGACACCGGCGTGCCGGTTGCCAGCACAAAATTCTTGCCGTCGTTGTTCTCCATGACCCAGCGCGACTTGAGAAACAGCGAGCTCGCCCTCTTGCTGGCGCCCCGATCCAGCCCCTTGATGGTTTCCATCTGGGAGGCAAACGAGAGCTTCTTAAACTGGTGCGCCTCGTCCACGAACATGGCATCCACGCCGAGCTGCTCGAAGGTCATGCCCTCGTCCACCTTGCGCTTCTGCAACTCGTCCAGCCGCGAGTCGAGCCTCTTGATGGCCGACTCGAGCGTCGTCGCCCGGACCGAGCGACCGCCCTCGGCTGCCTTGGCTTGTATCAGCGCCGCCTGAAGCTCATCCTTCTCCTCATTGATATAAGCCTCCTCCCGCTTGGGATCGTCCGGCATCTTCTCAAGGAAGGAGTGAGGGATGATCACTGCATCCCAATCCCCGGTGTTGATCATCGCCATCAGGCGCTGGCGGTTCTTGGCGTCCCGCTGATTTTCCGTGGGCACCAACACCTTGGCCTGTGGGTAGAGCTCCCTAAACTCCCGGCTGAATTGCTCCACCGTGGAGTTGAGTGCCACGATCATCGGCTTGTTGGCAATGCCCAGCCGCCGCATCTCCATCGCCGCCGTCACCATCGTGTACGTCTTGCCGGTGCCCACCTGATGCGCAAGAAGTGTGTTGCCCTGAAGGATGCGGCTCACCGCACGCTTCTGGCTCGGATATAATTCCTTTTGATCCGCCGCGCCCGGGTAATGCCGCCATGCGGGCTCCCGGTACACCCGGTCCACCGTGCCATTGAAGCGCTCGTTGTAATCACGGAAGAGCTCCTGCGCCACTTCCGGCTTCTTCAATGCCCAATCCGTGAACGCGAGCTGTATCTCATCAAGTTTCAACTGGGCCTGCCGGGTCAGCACACGATCCTTCATTCTCTTCTTGCCGGTAGGATCACTCGGGTCAGACACCCACACCGCAGGCTGCTTCATGTTAAGCGCCGCATTGATCAGGTCCGTGCCCAGCTTGTCCCCCGCCGGGAAACCGTAGGTGACTTCATTGGCGCTCGAGCGGGCATAACCCCTAGCCTGAATTTTCCAATGGCCGGTTTCACTGACGTGAATGACGCTCGAGGGTGTGCCGAGCACGTCCTGCACGAAGCCCTCGATGATCTTGGGACTGATCCACTGGCTGCCGATCCGAAACCCAATCTTCTCCAACGGAATCGGCGCGGGCTGCACCGCCTCGAGCTCGGCCACGTTTCGCTCGTAGGCCGGGTTGTCCCTGGCCGCCTCACGCGCCTGCCGCAGCTTGTCCTTGACGTGCCCGGAAAGATATTCCTCGGGCGTCTCGAGCCTGCCGTTGTCCGGGTTCTCAAAGGCCAGTTGCTGCTCGAGCAGCGACTGCTTGGCCTTGTCCGCCGTGATCCCCAGCAGCCCCCCCATGTAACCAAGGTCGAGCCCGTTCTTGTAGCTTAATGAAATTTGCAGTGCATCCCCCACCGTGTCGGCGCTTGTCGGCGCCAGCCGGGGTCGCACCGTGCGGCGGTTGAAGATGTCCGACTTGTGGTAGGTATCCTCCCTGACCGTGCGCGCCTTGCCGCTCTTGTCGATCCGGGGCACCCACTGGCTCCTGATCGTCTCCAGCGCCGCGAGCTGGGGAAACTCAACGTCGTGCTCCCACAGGAACCTCGACTTGGAACCGTTGAACGCCCCGTGCCGCTTCACATAGGCGTCGTACACCTTGTTGAGCCGGGCACGCTCCACCTCGATCTGCTCCTCGGTCGCCGCCGGGTCGAGCTGCAGCCGGTTGATCGCCTGCGCCACCTCCTTGACCCCGAGAAAATCCCTTGCCCGCGCTCCCTGGGTCTTGGCGTGCTTGAACTCGGGCGCCACCAGCACGTCATCGCGCACCGCAGCCACCTTGCCTTCGTGCAGCACCAGCGTGTTGTTCTTCATGCCGGGCGCCGCCTCCACGGGCGCCGTGAAATCGTTGACCGTGGTGTCACTGCCAAACACCTCCCCGGGCAGCTTGCCAAACGCCTCCACAATCTGCGGGCCAAGCTCCTGACCCTTGTGCGGCAGCACCGCCATCTCCGGGTCGCCCCCGTACAGCGTACCCTCAAGGCTCAACCGCCCCAGCATCATGTCCGGTTTGTCCACAAAATACTGGTTCACCTTGATCGGCTCACCCTTGTGGGTCTTGGTTTCCGCCTTGCGCGTGAACAGGTTGCCCTCCTTGAACGGCATCCCGTCCTTCTTGCGAAAGATCAGGATGTCGGTCGTGACCTGTGTGTTGGCGTTCTTGGCAAAGGCATCATTGGGCAGCCGGATCGCCCCCACCAGATCGGCCCGTTCCGCCAGCCATTCCCGGGACTGCTTAGACACATCATTGTCCATCGTGGACTTGGACGTGATCGCCACCATCAGGCCGCCCGGTTTCAGGAGGTCAATGCCGCGCAGGAAATAATAATTGTGCAGGCTTGCCTTCGGATACGCCCCGTCCACCGGGCCATCCTTGTGAAACGGCACGTTGCCCACGATCAAATCCATGCTGCCCTTGGCGATGTTGGCCTTCTCGAATCCCTTCTGGTGAATCTTGGCCTGCGGATAGAGCTTGGCCAGGATGCGCCCACTGATGTTGTCAATCTCCACACCTGTCAGGTGCGATTTGTTGGCAAGATCATTGGGCATCAGGCCAAAGAAATGCCCAATGCCCGCGCCCGGCTCGAGCACGCGCCCACCCTTGAACCCGAGCTTGCGGATGCCCTCCCACATCTCACCGATCACCTCGTCCGACGTGTAGTGCGCGTTCAGGATTGAGGCCGAGGCCCGGCGATACTCCTCGTCACCGAGCTCGGCACGCACCACGTCATAGAGTGGCCGCCAATCCTTCTCCCAGTTGGGATCGTTACCGGCCGCCGCCTTGCCGTGCTCGAACACCTCCTTGACCCCGCCCCAGCCGGTGTACTGGGCCAGCACCTTCTTCTCTGCGGGGCTGGCCGGGCGGTTCTCCGCCTCAAGCTGCTTGAGCAGTCGGATGGCGGCAAGATTGGCGTTGGCCTTGCCCTTCTTGCCCTTGGGCGCTATCTCGTCGCCCGGTTCAATGCTGTGGTTCGGATCTGTTAGCTCTCCGCCAGCCGCTCTTCCCACGCCCTCAACTGGCTCAGCAACTGCGGGCTCGGGGGCCGGAGCTCTTCCCTCTGCTCCCTCGGGTCGATCGGGCTCACCACGTCGGCCTGCACGACCTCCCTCGCCCGGCTCTCGCTCAGCCCTTTCTGCTGTAGGCTGTGGTTCAACTCTTGCGCCCGGTCCGCGATCTGGTCGAGGTGCTTCTTCAATTTGTTCTGGCCCCACAGACTCCTGAGTAGGTCCGGCTCCTGTTCCTTCAGGTGCTCGAGTCGGCTCCTCCACCACGGAAGGTCTTGTGGCTTCTCTATCCTTATCATCTTCGTTCAGGGGTTGCTTAAACAGGGGTTCGTCCGGTGTCAACTGTGTTTTGAACTGATCCGGGTACTCCCCCAAAATCTCATTGTAATAATCCTTGATCTGCTCATTCAGCCGCTTCTCAAGCTCAAGCTGCTGATCATGAATCTTTTGCATCCCCTGAGAGGCCGCCGCCTTACGCACCCGACGCGCCTCCTTGAGCTGTAAGACAGTCTCATAAGACTCATTCTCCTCCGGGTTAAACCCACCACGCTCCGCCTGCTCCTCGACGTACTGCTGGACCTGAAAAATCTGTGCGTCGGAGAGCTCGCCCTGATACGTTTGCGCCTCAAACCCGGGCGCCTCCTCCGGTGCAGGCGTCGGGGTAGGTGCAGGCTCCTCCTTCACCGGCTCAGGCGCAGGAGCCTTTGTAGCTCTCTCAATTTCGTTCAGGAAAGCATCTACCGCTTCCTCGCTAGTCTTTCTTATTTCACCGGCGATTCGGTTAACCTCTTCAGCGTTAGGTATCCCCTTCTCAGTCAAGGACTGGGCCCAGAGTCGAGCGGCCCGTACCTCTCCCTCCGCTTCTTCTCTCGCTTCCGCCTCGAGGGCAGCCTCTTCCTCGATCACTTCCTCGGGAAAGGCTTCGGCCTCCATCGCTGCCTCTTCCGGAGTCGGCGCAAATTCATCCTCCGGTGCCGCCTCCTCCACCACCGGCTCCGGTGCGGGTGCCGCCTCCGGTGCCGTGTCGATTCGTACCTCGGTCACTTCGCCCGCCTTGGCGTTGAACAGCAGCCGCTGGATCGTGTCCCGCGTGGTGCCCGGGCCGCTCTCGATGATGCCCTCGCCACCGCCCGGTGCCTTGTACTTGACCGTGACCTTCTGGCCTTCACCCACCACGTCCGGTATGTCCGCCTCAAGATTAGGGATGGCTGGGCGCGTGTCCATGATGCCGACAGGCTCCGGTTCACCGGCAAACCCGGCGGGCAACGATTCCTCGAGCGCTATGGCACGGCCGCGCTCGGTGATGTCCTTGTCCATCTGCCAATCGAGCATCTTGGACTTAACCTCACCCTCAACCCCCTTCACCCCAGAAACGACGCCGCCAAGGATTCCGCCAATCACACCAGCCTCGGCCATCTCCTGAAACGCCTGCTCGAAGGTCAGGTCCGGCTGATAGGTCATCTTGCGCACAATCGACTGCCACAACTGATCCCACCACTCCTCGGTGGCCTCGTACTTGGCCCCGTTGAAAAACGCTTTGCCCACGCTCTTAAAGGTGGCCTTCATTCCCGGCGCAAGGATTGACTCGATACCGGTCTTGCCAAAACCCCGGGTGATCAGTGTCGTGCCCAGCCCCTGCGCCAGTGCCGGGGCCAGCGCCTTGTTGAACGCCTCTTCATCACTAAATCCCTGCGCCTTGTAGGCGCGCTCACCATCAGCCAGGGCGCTGCCGTAGGAGTGCAGACCCCCACCCACCGCCATACCCCAGATTCCCGCCGGACCGCCCGCCAGCGACGGTATCAGGCTCATGGCGCCCTCGCCCAGTTTCTTGGCAAACGGTGCGCCCTGAGTCTCGCCCGCCACCATGTCGATAATCTTGGCGTCCTCGGCGGCGATCGCCGCCGCGCCCTTGAACTGATCCGCCGCCGCCTTTTGGAAGCGCTGGGCTCCCTCCTCACCAACAGCCAGCCGGTGTATCAGGGCAGGGATTGCCGTTCCCGGTAGGTATTTATAGACGCCGGTTCGCACACCAGACTCGAGCACCTTGTTGGCGGCCTCGCCCACCCGGTTGAACCCGGCGGCCATGCCGTAGGTGAGCTGGTCGTACCACCAGCCCTCCTCG